TCTCTATATTTAGCTTTACCAAACATCTCTGAGTATTTTGGATGTGTAGCAAATAGAAGTGGTAGCTGATCTATCTTACAATTGCCATGATGGTAACCAATAAAAGTTTCACCAACCATTGTGCCTTTTACAACACTATGTTCTCTAATAAACTTTATGCTTTCTTCTTGTTTAAAGAATATGTCTAGTGCATGGGCTAGATAGAATGATTTAGTTCTATCGTGGTTCCCCTGAACTAATATAACCTCCACTTCTCTAGAGTTAGCTTTTAGCATCTTTATAGTGTCTGCAAGAATGGCAAAGCCAAGCTCGTATTCAGAGGCATAATCTAAAATAGTATCTTGAGGTGTTCCGCTAGTAGTTGAGTTCTGATAGTTGTCTGTATGAAAGAAATCATTTGATATTGGAAATACCACTTTATTTATATCATACACACTTTTAACCTTAGAGATTAAGTTCTCTGCTACAGTGAAGAATCTTCTTGCTCTAACAGAGGGATCATTATCATCATCAACATATTGTTTTGCTAAGTGATAGTCAGAAAGAGACAACTCAATATCTGTAACAGACTTATTACTGTTTCTTTCTGGTAAAGGAATCGGAATGTAGTTTGATTTATAGTTTTCTAAAAACTTACTAAAGTCTTCTGGTGTGTAGTCTTTAGGACTCTTTCTTCGTGAGAACACTGAAGATGTAAACTTCCCACTAGGAAGCACCTTAGACCAGTAGTTTGTTATAACATATTTCTCTAAGTCTATCTTATGTAGCTTAGCAAGCTCTATGTCATTCTTTGGTTCAAAGTCTAGAGTTATTGTACTTTCAATAGTTCCCTTATCATTGCTAACTTTTTTAACACATTCAAAGTTACCATCGTACATTTTTGCAAAATTTGTATCCTCATCATCGTCCTTCTTCTTAATTTCTGCTATTAGTTCATTCACCTCATCTTCAGTTATTTGAAGCTTTTCAGCATAAAACTTTTTACTTTTTTTCCAGCTGAGTAATGACTGTAGTTCATTTAGTAATTGTGGATTATAAGACATCTAGTAGTTATTTAGTTGCAAAATATGGTAAAGATAGGGAAAATATTTTGGAAATTACAAATAAATTCACTAAGGGAGGTTATTCTTTATAATTAATTTCATTATAAATAAAAACTCCCAGGGCTATATTATAACCCTAGGAGAAAATCTTGTAAAACCAACAAAACAAGATTTTTATTCTTTAGCAACTTACTGCACCCTTGATAATACCAGTGCCATCCTCTCTTACACTTATAGCAATACCAACTCCACCAGTATCTACGTGAAAGAATCGGTCTCCACCAGGGGTGGGTACATAAGGTATAGTTTTAGCAGCATCTGTATACACTACATCTCCTAGTTGCCATATGTCATTCTCAACATAAACTACTGATATGTATGTAGTATCTGAACAAGCTACCGCTGGATTATCAAGATACTCCGCAGTGATTGGCCAAGCAATAGCTCCAGCAGTAGTAGTTGTTGTGGTTGTAGGAGGTAAGGTTGATGTTGTTGTGGTTGTTGGTGGGGCTGTTGGATCATTGACATCTCCTTGGAATATAAAGTCAGTGTTAGCAATTATAAATAATGCTGAATCCATTGATGTCTCTAAGCTGTTTGGGCAACTAAAACAGTTATCTTGTGGTTGATATAGAACTAAGTCTTTTAATATCTTGTTTCCAAAGTTCCATATACCAAGATTGCTATTAACCATTGTTGCAGTCATGAGTGCTCCTGGCACTACATTTATTACACCAGACTCAACAAGGTTTCCATCAGAAATAGTTGCATTAACTTGCTCAATTCCATTTATAAATATTTTAAGATTTACAAATCCGATGTTATCAGGTTCTCCTGTAATTAGTTCCCAGTTAATAGCAACAGTTTCAACAGCAGTAGTTGTTGTTGTAGTGGTGATGCTACATGGAAGAACTGCATCTACATAGTTTTTACAATCTCCTGTAGACAACACTCTTACATAAGTTGTCCCATCTGGAGCAGATGTAGTGTATCCAGAAATAAGACTTGAAGCAGGAACACTTGTCTCAAAAGGAACTAAGAATGAGTCTGCATTTGAATACAGATTAAATGGTCCAGCTGTGGTTTCTGTTATTGTTATTTCTATGCTTATCATATTACACTACTATTGTTGTTGTGGTTGTGGTTGTTTTGGTAGTAATTGCTATGTCGATATAACTGTTACATGGGCCATCTGATAACACCCTAACAATTGTTGTTCCGTTAGGTATTTGATCTGTTGCATAGCCAGCCGCTAATTCAGCAGCACTTACACCTACAGCAAATGCTGATGTAAAACCATTGACATCTGAGAATAAATAAAAGTTATCAGCGTCTGTTCCAATTGTTGTTACCTCTATTACTCCCGTCATGCTATTATAATATTATGGTTGTTGTAGTGGTGGTTGTTGGTTCTGTACACTCAATATCTATATAGTTAACACAGTCTCCTTTAGCCTGTACCCTTACAATAGTTGTAAAGTCAGGAACCAATGCTGAGCTATATCCTGCTAATAGAGACGCTACAGGTACATCTGTTTCAAATGGTGTGGTGAATCCATCAATATCTGAATACAAATCAAACAATGTAGCATCAGCTCCAGCTGTAGTTAGTGTTATTTCTACTGTCATGATTTACGAGTGAGGAACGACTTAAAGTATTTAATCCAGCTACCATCATAACGTGTATCTATAACATTAATCTTTAGCATGGATCCATAGTATATTAATGTAGTTAATGCTACTAATGTTCCTAGTATTTCATTTCCCAATAATAACATAAGAGATACGAGTGTTATTTCTATTTTATAATACATCTTTTTAAGTAGCTATTTATTATTTTGTTTCTTTTCTTCCTAGTCCTTTTTCTAAGCTTGCAATGCCAAAAGATCCTAATGTTACTATTACAAATGAGTTATATATAAACTCTTGGATGATGAGATCTTTACCAAAATATCCAGTGACTAGGTCTACAATAGCAAACGTAACCATTACTGTAAATGATATAAATCCTATAACGTTTTTCTCGTTAACATCATTTTCGTCTTTAAATATATCTAAAAATGCCATGTTATACTGGGATTGTTGTTGTTATATCTGTGCAAATATTCCCACTAGAAACACCTCTAACATATGTAGTTCTACAGCCACAGGGCCAGTTTAGCACTACATTGTCACAATCAGGGTTTACGGGTAAAAATGCGTTTTCCATATTAAGGTTTATAAACTATGTAATAAATACCTCGACCTGGTTGGTAGTTCTGGTGTCCTAATCCACCACCAGTGTTACCAATTGTTACAGTGTGAGTGTGTTCTCCAGCTGGATCAGTCTCAGTGTAGTCATTACTTGAAATGTTGTCTTGATTAGTGAGAGCATCACCTCCTCCTGTACCACGTCCAATTAGATTATTTGAAAAATCATGCGTGTGGTCTGGCTCTGTTGAAACAGTTGATGTGTGCGTATGAGAAGGAAGCTGACCTTGAGTAAGAACAACACTATTTGTTCCATGTGTAGATCCGAGTGCATATGTAGGATTTCCAAGTATTGCTGGATTCACTGCAGCATCAAGTGGTCCTCCACCCATTCCTGAATTTGCTCCAACAAGCACTCTACCTCTTAAGTCTGGAGTTCCATTTTGACCATTACACAAGAATATTCTGTCCCAATTTCCTAAACCAGCTCCAGTAATATCAAAGTTTGTTAAAGATCCTGTATATGCAACAACAGCATTAGGAACCATACGGTTGCTTATAAGGTTTTCAGTTGGTTGTGTATCTAGATAGTTTTGGATGTACGTATTAATATCTGATATCTTTACGTACGTAGCATCTACATATGTTACAAAGTCAGTTAACTGCTGAGCAAGTGTACACACTTTGTATATTACACTTTGAAGAACTTCGTGAGTATCTGTGTTTGATGTAGGAGTTAAACAGTCTACATCATATAATCTGTTTGGGTTTTGATTTTCAAGTCCAAGTATTCTATTTTCTAAATCACATAAAGTTTCTATAACTCCAGTTAAATAGTCATTTAATGTTAGTGGACCAGTTAGTGGTAGATTTGCCTGAACTAGATCACAAATAACATTAGATGGAATTTCTGGAAAGATCCCTGTTCCATTTAATGTACTAGTTAAAAACTCCATGATCTTTTGCTCTACATGAAGTAGAGTGTCACCACTCTGTATTCCTAATTCAGGAATATCTACTCCTGTATATTTTACGCACTTGTCTGAAGTAATTTCAGCACATCCGTTGTAACAATTTGTGCAAGTGTTTGACATTATATATATGTTTTAGTAGAGATTATTTTTTATTTTATACTGGTATCGTACTAGTAGTGGTAGTTGTTGTTGGTATACAAACAATGTCCACTTCAAATGTACAATTGTAAGGATTCTCTGTAGTACTTGTTGTAGTAGTAGTTTCACAGACAGGTGGTATCTCAGGACATCTCCTTACACATCCTGCAGTTAATCTAATCACCTTACTAGCAATATCTTCAACTGTATACTTACTTGCATACTCTATGTTGTAGTATTTAGATGTTAGGATGCGCTTGTATGTAAGAATTTGTATAACCTTGTTAGCATACACCGGTCTATTCAACATAAATACAACATTGTTGTATAGGTCATTACCTAGCTCTGCTAACTTACAGTCTATTCTTTTGAGTAAATCTTGAATATCCCCACCCTCTTTACAACATGTTGTTTTAGGTCCTAGCATTTTACTTCTTGTTTTTGTTTAATTTACCGTGACAATAGGCACATAGACCAGCTTTTAGCTGACATCCACATCCCACCTTTGCACCACAATTTGCACACTGGGCCATGTTACTTAAAGTTTATAACATAGTTGTTTCCTGAACAACCACATCCACATTTCATAAATCTATCAAGCATTTTATTTGCTTGGTCGTATAATTTTAGAGCTTCTTTTTCTGCACAATTATTTGCTGCAGCAATAGCTCCTTGTATGAAAAAGTTTATTGTGTTGAGGTTAACACTATTTTGTGTAGTGAGAGCACCATCACACTCCATTAAATCTAGATGTAAGAATGCATTGTCGAACTTCTCCTGTAGTTTATCTACACGCAATACACTTTTAGTCACCTCAGCAATTACTGGTGAGCTGATTCGGTATTTAATACGATATATACCGTCTGGTAAAGGTTCTCTACAGTCTGGCTCAGTTATTTCTAAATTATTAGATCCATAGATGTTTGTCTCTTCTGGTGTAAATGCAACATCAACTTCATCAAATCCAGGAGGAGTTATATAAAGCGTTCCTAATGTAGGAACACCACCTACGTAAATAGACGCATCTGTAACTGCAAGAAGGTTTACGTTATATGTTGGTGGTACAATAAAGTCCAATATCGTTACTGCCATAATGCTGTTTAAAAAAAATACCAGAGGATATGAGTTTTTATCCTCTCACCTCTGGTATAGGTTATATTAATTATTTTACTTACTTACTGCCATTAAGGAAGTTGAGAAGTAGTTGATGATGTAGTTGATGTTGTTGGACAACTACCACCATATTCTACACCGTCCTCATCTTGAATTAATCCTTCTAGTATATCGTTAGAAAGAGTAGTTCCTGTTGGAACAGCAATAATTACTGTTTGATCTTGCATTACATAGTCTCCCCACTGGTAAGCTGACCTGTCATACTCGTTGAACTTGATGTAGTAGGTATCATAGATAACACCATCTGTAACATAAGATTCAAAGTTTTGGTTGAATCCGTTCATACGGAACAAGTGCTTTAAGTAACCTGCTTGATAGCTATAGAAATTCTTTTCTAGTTGCTTAATTTCGTCAGAAGTTCCTCGTGGATAAGAAGACTCTTGAACTACTAAAGCATTTGCTACAATGTTACAATTGTCAGCTACAATAAAGTCTGCAGTGGTTGCAGGTCCTGAATATACAAAAGTACTGAAACGCATTTTGTCATACTCAAATGGAAATGCTGCTACATCACAAGGTTGTCCATATTTAGTTAATGGTTTACCTGTAATTACTAGTTTTGCATTTTCATTATTACCTACTCTACTGAATGTGTAGAAACTGTTAAAGCTAATGTTGTCTGGATTGTTTCCAGGAGCACTTTGCTCTAGTTTAGCAATCATAGAATCAATCAATGCTGGTACATCAACAGTTTCACATGGATCAGCTCCACAATCGCAACAAGGTGCGTTTACAGTAACTGAACGAGTGAATCCATTGAAATAAAGAGTGTCAATGTAAGAAGAGTGAGCACGTAATGTTAAAGTTACAATCTCACCACAAGTTACATTCCAACCATCTACTTCTGTCACTTGGTTAAGTGCTGTTGCACAACCTCTAATAGAGTAAAGCTCTGTGATATTGTCTGTGTAACTAGGAGCGTTACTGTTTTTAACAGCTATCTTACCAGATCTTTTAGATCCTTGAAGATAAGTGTTTTGTCTACCTTGTGCAACATAGAAATACGCTCCTCCGTCAAGATCACCATCGTTTGGATCAAGTGTTGTGTAATCAGGACCAAAAAATCCTACTTCTCCAGGAGTTAAGTCCTGAGTTGAACCAGAGCTAGGCCATGTTGTCTGACCTACTGGAACCACAAATAATGTGGTTAATGAAAAATCCGCCATTTTAATTTATTTTAAGGGGTTATTATTCGTTTGTTTGTATTCTGAACTGAGCACTTTGTACTGCAGCTGCATTTTCTGTGTACATTGCAAGATTTTGAACTGTTAAATCTAGAAGCTCATCTTCTAAATATGTTTCTAGTTCGCAATCTTGATTAATGGAGGGTGAACCATCTAACATAATATATCCTGTTTTATTAATATATACAGGGTATCTCATGTACATTAAATTTAGGGAAGTAGGAGTGAATGTTCCATCAGTGTAAACACTCATCTTATCAGAACTTAAAGTGATTATAGTTTCTTGATATTCGAAACTTGGCTTATAGTGCTCATTATTAAGTAATAAAGCTAAGTCTCCATGCTTTGCAAGATCTTTGTTAATCCAAACTTTTCGATCTTTACACTTTCCTTTATCTGCTGTAACATAGCTGTCTACATAAAACATGTATTTTGGTGACAACACTGTTATATTAGCATCCCATTGATTTAGTTCTGAATTAGATAGTGTAAGAGGTAGAGGTTGGTGATTGTAACCTATAACTAGATTTTGTAAATCTTCATACCTTTTTTTAAAGGAATCCATTCCCAACTTACTTGGTACACTAAAGCCATCAACCTTTTGTTTTATCAACTTAATCTGAGCCTCATTCAAGGCTAGGATTTTGTCTTCCAGTTGAATTTGTTGATGCTCGTTAGTTGATAGCTTATTTAGTCGTTGATCTATTTTATACAATAAACTATCTACTGATATCATGTTTAATTATATTTAGAAAACTAACTCATTATATCGCAGCTAGTTTTTTAGTTTTTAACTTTCCTTCTAAGGTTAGTAACTCATCTTGGTTATCTTCGTTAGCTAGAAACTTAACCAATTCTTCTTCATCTGTCGCTATCTCAAGTTCACCTTCGTAAACTCTTCCGCTAGGTTTAATCCTGTAGATGGAGTGAGTAACTGCTTGTTTAACTAAATCTTTAATATGGAGTAAACTTTCTTTCATGTCAGCAAATCGATTGAATACTTCAACTGGATTTAATCCTTTGAAATTACCAGATCTAACTTCTGATTCTTTTAACATGCTATCTACTTGATTATAAACAACTTCCTCTTTTGTTTCATTACTAATCGGAAGTCCTAGAAGTCTTGCAACTTTACGTTTCTTTTCAGGACTCATAGAATCAAACTTAATGATTGCTTGATTAATCAATTGTTTTTTCTTGTACACAATTGCGCTTTCGATATCATCGTTAACAACATAAAATTGTGTATCTGCAGGAAATTCTCCTCGCTCCCAAGCTTGATAGCTTGATGCAATAGTTGGATGTACTCTTAACCATGCAAAAGATAATTCTTGAAATGGTTGTGATAAATCATAGAAGTTATCGCCATCTAAAAGCTTTACAGGCTTTACATGTAATGAATCATCTGTTCCAGTAGATAGTCCATAGTTCCAGAACTTAGCTCGTGGTCCTAAATCAACATCTCCTAAAGCAGATTGAAGCTTATCACGAAGATTAGTTACACGTTCAATTTCCAACTCTTTTTCTGTTGGATCTTGAATTCGTTGGATATATCCAGCAGTAGGGTCTAATCCTGTTCTGTATTTACCATCTAATTCTTTATAGGGATACTTAAACACTCCTGTACCAGGAATTCTACTCATTCCTCGTTGCGCAAGGTTACTGTCCATTGTCTGCAATTGAGAGCTATTATATTCTCTTTTAATCGTAGAGATTTTTCCTATTTTACCCATAATGTAGTTTAATTAAATAAGTTATTGGTTTATTTTATTTGTAGAGTGATCCAATTGAATGGGTAGAAACTTAATTCATCACTCTGTGTTTCTGAGAAGAATGTCCCCTCTGAGGAGGGACAGGGATGTGAGGGGACACTTCTCTGAAAAAGACCTACTCTAGTGCACTATGTGCGGTAGGCATATATATAATTTAGAATTGTGGAATTTCTTCAATTAACACAGTTCTAGATAAATCCTCAATGAATACATCGCAACGATCCTTCATCCAGATTTCGTACCCTGGGAATTTATTAGCAGAGCTCATACCTTGAGACTTAGCAAATCCTAAGTGGTGACGAGTTCCATCAATATAACCCCAAGTCATAGAAGGTGCACCCTTCATACGTACTTCACGGATGTTGTTAATCATTGATCCATCAGATTCAGGAGATACATCAAATACCATGAATACAGGAGTAGACTTCTTGTTTTGTCCGAATTCTAGATTAGTTTGTGGTAAATCTAGTTCTTTCAAGTGCATAAGTTCTACACGTCCAGTCTCACGAGTTACCATTGCATCAAATGCAAAGTTGTAAGTGATAGACTGTCCTTCTCCTTGTAGGTAGCGATTTCCAGAATCAGCCATGAAGGTAAGACCAGAGTTAAGTGCATCATTCTTAAGAGCTTGTTGGAATACATCGAATCCAGCTTCATTAGTATACATTTTAACTCGACGATCTTTAACATCCACTCGACGATAGAACAAATCTCCAAATACTGAACGAATCAAGTTAGCAGAGAATTCTCCACGGTTGTATTGTACCAAGTTACCATTGTTACGCATACGGTGATATACACCAGCAGACGTACGCTTAACTTCTTGACGAGAACCGTTAGTTTTCACTGTACCAGGCTTAGCCCAGATCATGCGCTTAACTTTTAATTCTATCATAGATTTACGCATCCAGAACTCAACAAATGGTTCCCACTTAACATCGTTACGAGTTAAAGGAAGTTGATTGCGACGTTGTGGAGCATATACTAAGATGTCTAATGATTTACCTGAAGAGTCACGTAACATTTTGTCATCAGCCCATTCAGTAATTTTGTGCTCATATCCATATGCAGAACCAAGAGATTCAAACATAGTGATTTTCTCACCCAAACGAGGAAGACCTAACAAGTCTTGATCAAATTCTCCAATTGCAGCATCGATCAATTCTAGTTCAAGACCAGCTTGTAAGAATGTAGAAGATACAAAGTCAACAGTTGGGTTGTCACTTAATAATGTAAAAGTGTACAAGAATCCAGCGTTATAAGGCTGAGGATCTTTGATTACATAGAAACGAGGACCATACTGACGAGTTCCTACAGAAATGATAGCGTTTTTAGAAAACTCATTAGTATCCAAAATAAGTTGGAACTCTTGACCATCAATACCTGGCTTTGATAGATCCGACGTTTGTGTAGGAACTTCAATGATTTTTGGGAATTTGTATGGTACAGCGATATCCCATTTCCAAGAATCACTGTTCGTATCAATATAATACGGAGTGCTCTTGTTAATCATGTCAAGGAAATCATTGCTATACAATGAAGATTGTGTGTAAAGACTGATGATCTTTTTATCATAGTCTGCGGGCTCAGTAGTGTGGAAAGACTCTAAGTGATTTGCGTCTGTTAGTTTACCTACAGCACGCTTATCCATAGAAGCTACTCGTGCATAAGTAAAACCAGTTAGACCTGGAATAGTTTGAATTGCCATTTCTTATTTTTTTTTGTTATTAATTTACTATTATAAAAACCATGAATTTGGTTTACTATTACTCTTTGATGAGGTTGATCCTGATTTACGAACTTGTCTTGCAACTTCCCCAAAGAGTTTATTAGAGCTTTTAGTAACTCCGGTTCTTTGAATTGTAGACAGTGTAGGATCTTTTTCTAATATCTTTAGTAAAAGACCAACCTTCACTTTCATTTCATGGTTCTCAGGTTTTTTCAAATCTAAGATGGTACGATCAAAATCAGTGAGAGTTTCTCCAGCAGGAGTTTTCCACTTGTCCACTAATAGGAAGTCTTGTAGTTCGTTTGCCAAATTAGGGTTGATAGGAATGCCATCAAATTCTTTACTTTTTAGCTTTTCAGATAAAATTGATTGAACGTTGCCTACATACTGATTTTTAATAGCAGCTTTTTGTTGTTGAACTTGTTCAGCCTCTTTTTGTATTTCTTGAAGCTTTTTAGCTTCTTTCTTAACTAACACTTTATGATGTCTTGCAGCTACAGTTTCTAAATCACCATAGTTTTGCAATCTTTCAATTTCTGTGGTTATGTCTTCTGGTTCAAATCCTTGATCAGATAATGCTTTTTGCATCACTGACATTTGATTCTTCTCATTAGATAGGTCCATTTGAGAGAAACTTACAACTTGGTTGTATGTATTAAAATACTCTTTTGGATCAGCACCTTTTACAAAGATGGATTCGAAAGCATTTTGGTAATCTTCTCCAAATTGGCCAATGAAGTTTTGGATTATTTCTGAAGCTCCTTTTTTCTTTTCAGCATTAAAGCGTTCTAGAAATTCTTCAGGAGTGTTGATTGCTACATCTTCATCTTCATCTCCTTTAGTAAAAACTCCTAAATTAAAAAGATCGTTTGCTAGTGCAGAGAATTCTGTGACATCTTCATCATCACTTGCATCCTCACTAAGAACTTCTTCTTCAGCAACAGATTCTTTTTTCTTAGGTTTCTCTTTTACAACAACTTCTTCATCCTCTTCATCCTCTTCAACACCACTTAAGAAATCAGCGACTAATGATTCTCCTGACATCTTTTCTTCATCAGTTTTACCATCAACGCTTTTAGGAGGGATGATATCTTTACCTTTTGGTGGCGCATCATTAGATTCTTCTACTGGTGCATCCACTTCATTTACTATTGGTGTGACATCATCAGGATCACCTGAAGCAGTTTCTGGAGAGAATAAATCATTTAATAATTGTGTATCTCCAGCACCCATTTCCATAGTGTCCTGAATACCAAAATTACCGACCTTATCTAAATTATCAGACATATGTAGTTAACTTTTATTAATAAATTGGTTTTATTTTGAATAAAATTAGAATAAGACTATTTAATATCAAAACTAATTAAGCCGTTTTGGAAAACTTTTTTGCATAATATAGCATTAATGGTTCCTACTCTTGTAATCTAATTTGTTAGTTTTTATTATTTCTACCTCTTGCGTTTTCTTTTGCTACAGCAAGATCGTTTGCTTGATTGTCACGAGCTAGTTTAATCTTCTCTCTTTCAATCTGTAGCTTTTGTTGAGCTATAGTGTTTTTAGACATAATGTCAGCCATTTTGCTATCATAGTCTTTCTGAGCTTTTGTTTGTTGAGATGCAAGTTTTTCTATCTCAAGTGCATCTGGCGTACCTGATTGATCAAGATCAGCAGATGCTCCGCCTTCTTTAGACATTGCATTTATCATAGCAATCTCTTTCTTGTTGATACGGTCAAGCTCATTTTGATAGTTATCGTTAGCCACCTTTTGTTCAGCCATTCTTGCAGCCTCTTCTATTTGAGCTTGTGCAATTTGACCTTGTTGCTCTTGCTGTTGTTGTTGCAATTGCATCTGTTGCTCTTGCTGTTGCACTTGTCTATCTCTAAGATCCTTGAAAGTTTTCTTCATTTCTCTCATAGACTTAGTGCTGTAAAGCTCAATTACATCATATAAGCTACCACCATTTTGGATGAGTGCCTGAGATAGTTGTCTAAGTTCGTTGAACATTTGAGTGTCTTCTGGACGATTGGTCAAGAACACTTTCAAATCACGAAGTTGTAAGTCTGTTCCATTCACTTGAACGAATGCAGACTCACCTTCGTTTGTTATATATGACAGGGTAGATTGTGGTTTACTACTTTCAATATACAGGGCAGCATCTACAATTGCTTGATATAGTTGACCCATTACATACTCGTGAGCGATGAATAGAGGCTCTGTCTGCGAGTAACTCTGTTGCATTGCAGTATTTGTACCTGTGGCTGTTTCTGAGGCAGCTATGGAGCCCATACGCTGTCTAGACATACCAATAAGTTCCCAGCACTCTATCTTCATTTGTTGTGCTAGTGTATAACGAGCTTGTATTTCTTGTGTACGTGTAAGATCTAAAGATGTAAACTGGTTAAATGAACTTGGACTCTTTAAATTCTCTGGACTGTCATCAATAAACACCACTCCTCTTTCACGAGCTTCCATTTCCCACATATCTAATGCATCTTGTGCATCACCATCTTTAGGAACAGGAATGTGTCGTAGAGACATTAATTGCACCTTACCAACCTCTTTCTCTAGCAGCTTATATAACTGGTTCATACAGACGTTATATATCACCTGGAAGGGTTTCATTAGGTCTACCAAAGATCGTGCCTCTGTGTTCTTTACTTCGTACGTAGTACCAATGATTGGACAGTAGTTTAGAAGTGTAAAAGGTTTGATGTGATAAATGTCTGGTCCAATCTTAACTCCTTGGTACCATTGGTTAATCCATCCCCACTCAAGAGATTGCTGTGTGGGCATGTCTCCTGACTTGTATGTTTCATCAACAAGAGTTGACTGCTCATTACCCATCTCATCAATATAAATAAGCTTACCTATCTTCTTTTTAGAAATCCAATAGCTTCTTACAACAACATACTTGTATCCAAATGAAGACACATTAGATGTAAGACCTAAAAAGTCTCTTAGTCCATCATCATTATCTTTCATCTCACTCTCTATAATCATGCGTGTTTGTAACACAAGAGGATCATAAGTGTCATAGATAACTGAGTCATTTCCTGGAATAGCATCTGGATTGCCTAAATTAGATTCTCTTACATTGATAAGTCCATAGTCTTGTAATGAGCTTCTTAGGTGATCAATTTCTTCTTTTGTTAAATCTGGAAATGTCTCAATAATCTGTGACAATTCCATAACTTCCACAGTACCAGCAGCATACGCTCCTTGGGCTCTACCTGTAGGGTCAGAAATGTATTTCTTATCTGGTGTTGTAAGGAACCAAGTGTTCTTTGGATTAGCCACCTCTATATTAAATCCAACTTTTGAGTTGTCTTCATAAATGTGATAGAACTCTCTAGCAGAAACAAGTAGGTCTCTAAAGGCATCTTCACTTTTTTCTTTAAGGTTGAATTCAGCTTTTTGAGCTGTGAGTGTGTGATTTGCCCACTTCTCAGCTACAGATGTATAGCTATCTAGCTGATCCTTAACCTGTTCCATTGTAATCTTCTCAATATCTTCCATAGAAACCTCTTGTCCAGACATGGCTGCTTTAGCCATAACTTGCTGTTTCACTTGATTGATTACGTAAGCTTTTAGTGTATCTGTCTTAAATTGTAATTCTTGAGCTTGACTATCGTCATCAAAAGCCTTCACTCTAAAACTATCTGGACGTTTTGATATCTCACCAACCAACTCATTTACAGGAGTGGTGATAATTGAGTAGTGCTTTACATATGCTGGCAGATCAATATCTGCTGTAAGCATGTCTGTAAAACTCTTAACTTCAGGTTCCTCAATTAAGAAATCTTCTTTTCTTAAGATTCCTTTCATTAAGTCGTAGTTCTTTACAAATGTGTCTCTACTTCTTACATACTCTGCATACGATTTGTTTGCAAAGTAGTCCATGGTATTCTTTATCCAACTTTCATCTTTCTTTTGTTTCTCAGTTTTGAACTGGTCAGGAAAGATGTTCAGATAGGCATACCTAATGTTTTCGTCTTTTGTATATCTAATAATTGCCATTATAAGAACATTTTGTTTTTTGATCTATTAAAGAGTCCTCTAGACTCTGTAAATAGTTTGTTTCGTTTGTTTTTATTGTGTAAGGAAGTTAGTCTAGGGTCTTCTTTATCTCCCACTCTTCCAATAATGGGATCAAGCTTCATTGCTAGAGCTATTGCTAACTCAGCTGCAATGATTCGGTCAAAGTTACCAGTTTCGTTATACTGAATCATCTCTTCTAGTAAAAGAGGGTCAAGTATCTTTGCCATTCCTTTTGTTTTAGAAACAATCTCACCTTCTTCATTAGTTTCGGAATGGATTATTTCTTCTGAATATTTTTTAAGACAACCATGTAAGAAATCTCTAATCTTTTGTGATGATCTATGAATACCATAGTCACGTCTTACAGTGGTGTTTGGTACAATCTCCTTCAACCAGTTAGGTTGTCTCTCTAGATATTGAGCATCACCCTTACTAATCATGTGATCAATAAAAGAAATCTCATCATTCTCACATAGTGCTCTTGCATTATAATACTTAATGAGGTAGCGAGCTTGATTTTCCCAAGTTTCTTTTTTATCAGGACGTGCACAGTAGCTTGCTACAAACATATCTTGGTATTTCTCACCAGATATAGAATGCATACGTTTGTATATATACACAGAACCTAATGAACTACTGTAAGCTGATTTACCTTGTCTATAAGGGTCAATGCCCGCCACATATAGTCCATATGGTGGATTTGTCACTGGAAACTCATAAATAACTATAGGAGCATCTTTTAAATCTGTATTCTTAAGTGGAAAGTTACTTATGGGTAACTTATCTGTAAATTCATGCTTTACACCTTCACCATCATCATATAGTATAACAGGCGTGCCTGTTCTTTCTCCTTCTGTAATTCTAGACTTTTGACGCTTTGCTGCCTCTATGTCAAAAATGTTTGTGTCTTCATTTAAGAATATGTCATCCACTTCTTGTGGGTAATACATCTTCTCTTTTAAGTAGGCTAGTCTATCACCTGCTTTCTTTAGACGCTCTAAGTTGTTATTGGTTATCTCTGTAGCCTTCTCCTCATTAGATACCATCATAGGTACATCGTTGAGTGGAGAATCTGCAGGTTGTTCTAAAAATTTACCAAGAGAGCTTTCTTCCTTGGCTTCCATTCTATATTTGTGAGAAATAAACAATCCATGTACACGTTTCTCATCTTTTGAGTTATTATACGTAAGAAAATTAAAATTGTCTACGTCAAACATCAAACTCTTTGCATCCATGAATTTCTTCATGTCACCACCTGTTCCTGTAAGAATAGGACTACATCCCCAACCAAATGGTGTTGTAAATCCAGGAACAGCAGCTTGAAAACCTCTTAAGAAGCTTCCTTTACCAATTTCATCAATAATAAGTCTACGAGGCTTTGTACCTGCAATAGCTTCTTCATTATTACCCTCATCTAAGTTACGAATCAGGATTTGTGAGAAAGGGATACGTTCTCCACCTCTAGTTTTGATTCCGAGTGTCACTTGGTTCTTCCAGTTATCTTCCACTCTTTGCCATCTCCACGCTTTTGGTAAGAAGTTAAGTCCTTTATCTATCTTATCTGTAATAAGTTTAATATCGGGAGCATTCAGTCCAGCAATGATGTTTTGTGAGTTCTCATCAAATGTTGCACCATGTGCTATGTAACTTGCTTCTATAACAGACTTAGCAAAACGTCTGATTCCTAATATAACAAGTCCTTTCTTTTCTTTATGTGCTCTGTCTATCTCACTTGTTACCAGCCACTCATTATCTCTAAGTAGTGGATTGGCATATTTCTGGTTAATTCTACCATATTCATCTATAATGTCAACCTCTGTATGCCATGCATTTAAATGCCAGTATAGGAATGGGTTTATGTAAACTCCATTCATCATGCATCCGTTCATGCATACCTCTTTATGGAAGTCATAGAAAGGTTTGTATTCATCAGAATCCTTATCAGGAACTCTCTTCTGATTGATCATCCAATCCTTATAGTCTATGCTTTTTAATTCCATTATTTTCTGCTCTTGATAAACTCTTCAGCCATAGATCCTAACTCTTGACCGCCTCTAGTTTCTATCTTTTTCTTTTCTTCTTTTTCACGAAGTTTATCAACTTGTTCTAGAAGAGACAAGTAGTTTTTCATTGTATCTTGTACAAACTTTCCTTGAGATTCAATACTTGCAACAACCATAGGAATAGATCCTCCATTAGATGTTTCTTTGTATTTCACTCTATCTTCAAGCTTGTGCAAAGGATTAGCATCAACATATTCTTTCCAAGAATTAAGTTGTTGTTCTGCCCAATCAAGTTCTGCATTAATGTATGTAGTTTTATTTGCCATGGTTATAATGTATGAAAATTAAATCACTTAGTACTCATCATCCTCTTCCAATATCCTACCTAGATGCATTCCTTCATTTAATATTTTCTCTAGTTCAGAATCATTAAAGTCATCTAACTCTATAGCTAGCTGATAGTTCTTTATACTAGCGTATAATTCTTTATCGGACATTCCCCATAAGTCCTTTGTTGTGGAAGATGAGTCAACTGCTGTTGCTATATGTTTTCCAAGGTTATATTCTGGATTAGTTTTTTTAAGCTCCAGTAGCACATTTATTATCTTCCTGTAGAATTCAGCTTTCATATTAAATCATTTATGTCTTCATCTGATAGTTGTTTGTTAAACTGTTCTATTTTAATTTCTTCAATATCTAAATCTTTTGAATAGTATTCTGGTCTAACTGTCACCTTTAAAACATCACTCTCACTATCTTTTTCAGGCTTTCCTTCAATATCTATATAGTCTGCGCCTTCTTCAAATAACTGAGACAGTATTTGAAGTAGTGTTGTTATAGGGATTTTATTCAGTCTTACTGTCTTTGACATTTTCTTTTATAATCTCCATTTCCTGTTCATTACTTAAAACAACCGTCCACTTACTAATAGGACAGGCGCAGGAAAGGCATTTAGTTTTTGCAGCTAGTGTGCATCCACAATTAGTACAATGTGCATCTGGTCTAGCAGGTGTTTTATGATGTTTAGAATGATGCTCGCATTGCTCACATATAGACATTCTCTCTCTACTCACCTCATCTATTTGCTCCTTTAGGTGCTCTGGAGGAATGATGTTGTTTCTCCAGCCTTCATAGATTTCAGATAGCTTTTTCATTATTATCTAGTTTTGGTTTTAGGGAATTTAGCGTAATTATTAGCGCACTCAACTTACTCTTTATTAAGGCTTCGTGCTTTGGCTCTAGCTCTCCACTGGCTATTTTCTTTTCGTATGCTAATTTAATACTTTCAAGTTTCTTAATTTTTTTCTCTGTTTTTTTTACATTAAACAGAAACTTACCAAATCCAGAAATCTCTACACTATTGTTATTCTTTAATGCCTCGTGAGCACTATCAAACTGATGCTTGATCACTTGGTTTATCACCTTCTCTGAAATCACCTTGTCCCTTGACAGCTTTTTCACCACTGTCTCTTTCACTGAAAGCTTCTTTACCCGTTGTCTCATTATGCACCAACTTTATCACTAAATTTAAGTTCTTCTTAAAAGGAAGTGTAATCAAAGGGTTCACCTTTATCTTCCCATCCTCCTTAACAAATATACCAATCTTCTTAAGCTTAGACACAATGTTATTTATAGTGGCTGTTGTTGTACCATACCTCTTACAAAAGTCTGTTCTTGTATTAGCATAAGATATGCTACCTCTAACAGCTGTGTATGCTACCAACTCTAGTTCTCTCTTTGTAAGACTAAGACTATTCACTGCTGATAGTATAGAGTAATACTTCTCAGCTATAAGATATTCATCATCTAATCCTTTTTGTAACCTTTGTACAACTACTCTATCAGAACTTGTATTATTCACAACATCACAATTCTTTATTCAACTTAACACCAAAAGTGTTTTTTTATAAAAACTCATATACCCCTAAAGAGGAAATATGTTTCCCGCCCACCCAGCCAAAGATATAACAAATTTTCTTAAGCTACCAAAATTTACAAAAACTTTTTTTTAAAACATACTCCCCCCATCGTGTGTATAGGAGAATAGACCCCTTCCAACAAAGACCCCACTAAAAAATTGCGCAGTGGGGGTAGTCCCCCTGTGTTAGTATTAATCCATAAAAAAACAGAACAAAAATGGAAAACTTAATTAAATTCGAGCAGAGAGCTCAGACAGAAAGAGAAGAGTTAGGAACTGTAGCAGAGATTGCAGGCAAAGGCGCAACAATTAGTTTCATCAAGGATAATTTCTTGAATGCCGACAAGCGTTTGTACGTTGTGCTAAAGCGTCCTGATAACACAAGTGCATCTTTCACCTGTTCACCAAACGTTGGTAATGGTGTAAGAGCTAAGACCATTACTATTTCCCAACTTGCAGGCTTTCCGATTTGTGAGGCTGTGTCAAAAGACGGAGAGTTGTTTGCACAAATCCAAATGCCAAGTGGCCAAGGGTTAGTTGATGCAGGTGAGATTTCTGCGGTTGCAGAGTACGTGCCTGAAACATTTGAGCCATCTGATTTGGTTGCTTTCTAAGCAATCAATTGGGGAGGGAGGGAGGGTAACACCTCTCTCCTTATATATAGGGTGGGCAGAAAGCAATAGGGTGTGGACTATTAAAAACAATACCTATATATAGGAGAAACATACAATATTGCGAATATCACAATTTGTTCTCGAGAGAAACAAACTTTTATTGAGAATAATACAATGAAATGTAAGTTTTACTGAGAATTCTTCAAAGAAATGTATATGTATAGGGTGTGAAATAGTGTGGGAGTGTACACCCTCACCACTTATTCCCACATTATTCCACCTATAAAAATTTGACATTCACCCACAATACATATAGCATTAAGTATACACTAACACAAATAAATATACATTATGAAATCATTTATTATATTCTTAGGTATGATGTTTCTTCTTGGGGTGGGATTGTTTCTTACACTCTCTGAACCTTTGGGAACATTCGACATTTTTACATTCATAATTATTAAATCAATAGGCATTGTTATTCTTATAGTGTTCTATCAATTATACAAGAAACTATGGGGAGAACAATTATAATAGCTATGTTGTTTGCCTCGTGCAACACATACAAATGCAACATAAATAGAAACAGCAATAAATATTACGGACAAATAAATATAGAAATCATGGAAGAACAAGAACAAGGTTATTACTTAGAAACATTGGATTATATTCACGAAATAGACTAATATGAAAAGTAATAGAAACAAAAAGTACGAAGATAGTTTCACCATCATTGTATCTGCAGTGATGATATTGGTAGGAGTTTATGTGTTCCTATCAGTGGTGCAACTATTAATGTGAGAACATTAGCCTCAGTGAACAATACATATTCTTTTTTCATAATATTGTTAAAAGGTTTTAGGTTAGTTAAATTTGTATTGTTGTATGAAATTGTTGGTTCGAATCCAACCTGAGGCTCTAATTAATAAATAAATATATATATTATGGCTAAAAAAGAGAATTGTGAAATAGAATACTGTGGTGTTAATTTACTTGTTACAGGATACTACAGTTCTGAAGAAAAGAGAGTGATGTATAATGCAGACTTATCAGGTTATCCAGGAGCACCAGCTGATTTTGAAATATACACAGTTCAGTGTGATAGACAAGACATCATAGATCTATTGAGTTATGAACAAATTCAAGAAATAGAAACTAACATATTAAATACACATTATGGACATGAATATTAAAGAACACAAGATACTTCCAACAGGCTTACATTGTCTTATTGATGATAAGGGACATGTACATGTTTACAAAGAAGAACAATATAACAAGTTAATGACTATCAATCTGTGGTGGAAAAGAATGAAATCTAAATACTTTGGAAATGGATAGATATAAGAAGAATCTAAAGATAGAAGGTGACAAGGTGTACAGTTATGATACACATGTTGCTACAATTGATGAACCAGCTGGACATTTGATTGTTCATGGTGTTTGGAGTGTAACAACAACTAAACACGTTAACTACGTTGCACGAGAACATGGATTAAGACAAAGATTTCATGATTAAGACACAGAAAACACGTGATAAGACCAGGTTGCTAAAACAATGGAAGCAACTATATAATAAATATTTTGAACTAGAAACAATTATATATATATTTTAAAACATTATGGATTATTTTGAATTAGAATGCAAAGTGGAGCATTGGGCACGAAAAAAAGGAATTCTTGAAAAAGCTACACCAATGGCACAAGCTCTTAAAACTCTTGAAGAAACCACAGAACTATGTGTGGCTATAAATAACAACGATAGAGAGGAGATAATTGATGCTATGGGTGATATTATGGTGACACTAATTATACAAGCTAAGATGCAAGGTGTGAGCTTAGAGAGCTGTCTTGAGAGTGCTTACAATGTAATTAGTAAACGAACTGGTAAAATGATTAATGGACAATTTGTAAAAGACTAACATCATGGAACAAATAAGAATAGTTAAAGGAAGAACATTCAGATGGGATGATGATAACGAAATGTATGAATGTAGAGGTGCAATTTATTATGATGATGATCATGATGAAATACCTGAACCACAACTGTGGGAAGCAGCACTCATTTTAGAAAAAGAACTTAATGATGAAGGATTTAGTGCTGAGGCACAACATTCTGAGAAAGGATGGGTAGAGGTGGTACTATTATGAAAATAGCACTTATAGCACACGACGGTAAAAAAGCATCAATGGTGAGCTTTGTAATGAAGCGTTTAGAATTCTTTAAGCTTGATGATGTATACATTGTTGCAACAGGTACAACAGGAAGTATGATAACTAACGCTGGTGTAACTAAAGTGGAACGTGTAGCAAGTGGTCCAATGGGAGGTGATGCAGAAATTGGAGCAATGGTGACACGTAAAGAGGTGGATGCTGTAATATTCTTTAGAGATCCACTGGACAAACATCCACATGATGTAGATATTAGTATGCTTATGAGGCTTTGTGATGTGCACGAGGTGCCTTTAGCCACTAATTACAAGTCAGCACATATTTTAATTAAGTATTATAAATCTAAAAACCAAAAACATCATGAGAAACAGTTACGAGGAGGTGAACAATGATTATCCTTACATTATGTGTCCAGATTGCTCATTAAAAAGCATACAATTGTTTAACTACACCACAAATACAACAACATGTGTTTCCTGTGGTATTAAATTTATAAGTGATGTGGATAGAATGTGAACTTGTCTTTAGACACTACCAACCTGAGAAAATAGAAGCAGGAATGTTATTTCTCAATGACCTTTACCCAAATAACCCTGATAAACAAATATCAGAAGTGTGGGAAATTACAGAACAACATTTAGATAATGATATATCTGATGAGTTTCTAATTTACGAGAATGGTTATCCAGTGCAACCATTCATTATACAAAGAGAAGCTAACCTCATCATTACGCCAGAAGAAATAGGATGGTGGGATGCTGGTGAGATTACACAAGAACTAATATCTATTGGACTAAAAGAATACAACTTCATACTTAGAGAGTTTGAGGGATGGCTTGAGATTCTTATTGATGAAGAGATATTAGACACAAATGGCATCATGCAACCTGTGTTTGAAGATGGTTTAGTTTTATTAAGATTTGAACAAGAAAACTATGATGATGATGATGAGGAGGAATAGTGAGTATGTAAGCAACTGTTGTGGCGCTGAGCCTAGCTATTTAAGCGATGAATTATGCGGTGCATGCCTTGAGTGGGCAGAGTTTGATGACTGCGAAGATTAAGTAACGAACTAAACTAGATGAACTATGAAACCTAATTTAACTGAATTATTATACGATAAAAACTAAAACCATGCAAGAACTAAATCAAATAGAAAAACAATTACAAGTACGTTCAGTAAAAGAACTTGAAGAAATAGTAGACACTTTTTTAAATAGTGTAGAAAAACTAA